ATCCTTGGTGGTGACCGTGTCCAGGGAGTCGCGCAGATCCACGGCGATGCCGCTGCCGTAGTACTTCACCAGGAAGGCGGCGACGCGCAGGGCGCCGGCCTCATGCTCGGGCGACAGCTGCGCCAGTTCGGCCTCAGCCATGGCGTGCCCGCCGCTGCCGCTGGCGGTGACCGTGCCGATAGGAGCGTGCGCATCTTTGCTGCCGGCGCCCCAGCGCTGCACACCGTCCGGCTTACCTTCGCCGTGTGCAGCCTGGACCATGAAGGCGCTGGACACTGCGTGATGCTCTGCCTGCGCGGCGACAGTGGCCAGCGGCGTACGCACATCAGCGCCGACCATATTCCGCCGCAGCGTGACCAGCGAAGCCGAAGCGAGGCCCAAGGCGTGCGCTGCGCCTGCTGGGCGCGCGGCACCGGCTCCAGAGGTGATCGTCGGAACCGGCTCGGTCGCGGGCGAGCCAATGCTATCGCCCCGGAACTTGACCAGGTGGGCAGCTGAGACGGCGTGCTTTACGCCGCCGGCCACCACCGTTCCCAGCGGCTGCTGCAGATCGAGCGCGCGCGGCGCCTGGCCCTCGCGCTCGCCGTAGCCGGTCTGCACCAACGTAGGAGCCACCACGGAGAAGTGCCCGCCCTTCACCTCGGCGCAGAGCGTGCGCAGGGGTTCGTCCACAGCCATCGTGCGCTGGGTGCTGGCATTGGCGTGCTCGGTGATGAAGGGTGCCAGTTCCGGCGCTGCCAGCATCAGCTCGCCGCGGTTGGCGGCAGTAATCGTGCGCATAGGCTCCCGCACGTCGTGCACGCGGTCGCCGCCCTGGTGCGTAACCGGGACAATGAACGGATCGGCCGAGTTGATGACGTGGCGCATGACACCCTTGGCGATGCGGCGCATGGTGGCGTCGGCCAAGTCGCGCTTACGGCCGAAGATCGACGGGCAGGGGATGGAGAAGTCCAGACAGTCGGCAGCGGTGACGCGCGGCGTCTGGCCCGGATTGGGGCCGTGGCTGGCAGCGGGCCACACGATGGGCTCACCGTCGCGGCGGCCGAGCAAGAACAGGCGTTCGCGGCTGGTGCCGGCGCCATAGTCACTGGCCACGAGCTTGCGCCACTCGACCACATAGCCGAGCGCACGCAGCGCGGCAACGAACTGGCGCCAGGTGCGGCCGGCATGGCGCTTGTCGGGCACCAGCAGCTGATTCCAGACAGGAACACGCTCGCCCGGCGCGGCCACCTCGGTACGCACGTGCACGCGCTCCGATTCGACCTTGCCGCTCTTGCGCGTCACCTCGCGATCTTCGAAAACCGCTTTGAACACCCTGCCGGTGTCCTTGCAGCGCTTCGCCACCAGCGGGCCCCAAGTGAGGATCTGCCACACGTTCTCCATGGAGAAGATGCGCGGCGCGGTGTTGGTGCCGTTGAGCCGATCCGCGCGCTGCAGCATGCCGATCCACTTGAGCACGACCCACGACAGGGCACGGGTCTTCCGGCTGCGCGGCTGGCCGCCCTTGGCCTGGCTGAAGTGCGTGCAATCCGGGGAGGCATGGAACCAGCCGATGGGGCGGCCGGCAACGTCCACGCGCGGGTCGGCGTGCCAGATATCCTCGCGGTGGTGCTGGGTCAGCGGGTGGTTGGCGGCGTGCATGCCGATGGCCTGCTCGTCATGGTTGTAGGCCAGTGCGGGATCGATGCCCAGCGCCTGCTTGAGGCCTTCCGATGCACCGCCGCCGCCGGCAAACAGATCCACCACGATTTCTTGCGGGCGCAGGCGAGAGCGCTGCGGAGCGGGGAAGTTGAAGGAGTGGGAGCCGTCAGCCATTGGTGGAATCCTTGGGTGCGATGGGGCCGGTGTGTCGGTAGTCACGGAGCGGGTCTTCGATGAATCGACCGTTTTCCTTCCGCTGCACGCTGTACTCGGGGAATGCGCAGTCGGGAAGGCGCTCGTACGCCTCGGCCATCAGGGCGACGAAGCGTTCCTGCCATTCCTTTGGCATTGACTGCAGGGTGCGACGAGGCACCACCAGGTATGCGGCATAGGTGAGGCCAAACGCGTTCCAGATCGGGCCGTCGGAATAGGGCACCGATGCCTGGGCCGGGTTGCTGAGCAGCTGGTCAGCCATGCGCAGGCTCCTCGCAGAAAATCCCGCAATCGAAGTTGAGGGACTTCATAGGGCCGCCCTTGTCGGTAACCTTGAGTTCGTCAAGGAACACGCGCTTGCCTCGGATCTTCACCAGCTTGGCGCCGATCCGCCGGGACTGTTCTGCTCGCCGCCGGAACACTTCCGGGTCTTTCTCACGCACGTGGTTCCAGTAGGTCGGCGACTGCGATTTCACGCAACCGATGCAGTTCGCATTGGGATAGCCGCGCAGGTAGATCGCCGGCAGGGCGATGCCCTCGGCCATCAACGTGGCCGCGCAGTCGGTCTTTGTCATGCCGGCCTCGATCAGCACCGGTAGCACGTTCGGCCGCTCGGTGAGCACGAAGCGGTCATGCCGCGCCTGCTCCTCGACAGTGAAGCCGAGCACGTGGAAATCGGCGGTGTTCTCGGTCTCCCAATGCTGGCGCGCACGCTTCTTGAGGGCGCGAGTGCAGGGCGCTCCGGACACGCCGGCCATGAAGCGCTCCTTCTCCCAAACGTCTTCGCAGGAGCAGGTTGGCCACTTGGGATTGATGGCCCGTTCGATCTCCACGCCGAGCCAGGTCGCTACGTCATCGGCAAAGCGAAGGTTGTCGGGATCTTCCTCGGCGACGGGGTTGTTCACGACACGGATATCGTGGGTAGCGCCATAGCGTTCGATGGTCAGCTTCGCGGCCACGGCGCTTGCAGCCCCGCAGGAGAACCACACCGCGATCATGGGGCGATCAGCCATTGCGCACCGCCGTGTCGGTGGTGATCGCCTTGATGGACGCTACGCCCACCACGCGGATGCCGCGCTTGTCCAAGGCGCCATGCAGCTCGCCGAGTGCGCTTGCGGCCGCCTGCCGATACACCTGGTCCAGTTGGCAACCCTCACCCCATGAACCGGCGTGAACCTCCACGGTGACCTGCACAAGGGCATAGGTGGACGTGCGAATGGTCGGCTTAGCCATGGCCCACCGCCTGGCTGGCGATCATGGCGCGGAACTCGGCGATCACCTCGGTGGCGATACGCTCGACGTAAACGCGCTCATGCTTCTTCACGTGTTCGTGCCGGCCACTGAGCATGTTGCCGGCCACGTAGTCGGCATCGCATGCAGCAACGAACTGCATCACGGTGCGGTCGCCCATGGCACCCCAGAACCCGCACCATGCCTGTCCGTAGCATGTGACCACGATGCGGCCACGGCCCAGCTCGTAGTCCTGCACGAACACGTTGATCGGATCGAGGTTGTTGCGGCGAGGAATCTCGATGAGCCGGATGCCATGGGGCAACTGCGCCAGGTTCACGGCCTGCGCGGGCGGGGCGATGGCCGGAGAGGTTCCGTCCAGCAGGATGCAGCCCTCTTCCTCCACATCAACGCACTCGCAGTACAGCCCAGGCCCGCTGTGTCCTGTTTCGCTCTGGAAAATGCGGACGCGGCCGCGATCTTCGAATGGCACACCCAGCTCCGGTGTCCCTGCCATCAACAGTGCTTCGTGCAGCTGGCACGCGGTCAGTTCAATGCCGCCTGTGTTGTAGCTCTGCTCGCTGGTCATCAGCGTTCGTCCTTTGGAAGTTGAATGCACCCGCCTGGGCGCACAGTTGAAAGCGTGGGTGGCGACGGAGCCGGTCTGCCTGCTCGCTGTTCCAGTTCCTCGGCCCTGGCCACGTAGTAGGCGTGGCGCTCCAGGCGCACCGGCTCGGAGAATTGGTAGGCCCGCAGCGCCTCTTCGGCTTGGATCCGCCAAGCGCGTGCTTCGCGCCCGGGGTCGTCATCGAAAATGTCCAGCTGCGCGGACTTCGCCATGGATCAGGCCTTGTCGACCGCGCGGTGGCGGCTGTAGCCGACGCCCTCAATGGGGATGCCGCACCAGGTCATACCTTCCAACGCGACGGGCTCGGGCTTGGCGTCGCGCCAGCGCTCTTTCGATCCGGCTTTGCGGCGCTCCTGCCACTCGGCCTTTGCGTGGTCGCGGTGGGGCTTCTGCATGCGGGCCCGCACCCTGCGCTGGCAGTGCATGAGATCCGAAGCCTGCAGAACGATGCGGGCGGGCTTGTGCCCCTTGGCTACGGTGTAGCCCTCGACGTAGCCGGCGACCTGTTCGCGGATCAGTTCGATCCGTGGGCGCTCGCCGTTGTCCAGCTTGGGGAACTCGGGTTCGTGGTGGAAATCGACAACGACGGAAGCGGTCATGGCTGCTCTCGATCAATGGCGGAAGTGGGTAGCCGACTTGTGGAAGTCCGGCCGGCGCGGAGCCCGGTTGCTCGGGCGGGCGGTTGCTCAGTGGGTGTCGTCGGCCTGCAGCGGCGCGCGCTGTCGTTCGGCCGCGCGCTGTCGCATTTCCTCGCGGAAGGCGGGCCAGTTGCGCAGCAGGTCGCGCACGCCGCTCCAGGCGAAGAAAACAGCGCCTGCGCCGAAGGGCAGGAGGAACGACGCGGCGCCGGTGTAGATGGCGCGCGCGAGCAGCGCCAGCAGCAGGCAGACGATGACGGCGCAGTAGAAGGGCAGGGTCAGGTGGCGCATTACTCGGCTTCCTGTTCGGTGGTGGGCTCGGCCGGCGCTGGGCCGGCGGGCGGGGTGATGGGCGGGATGCCGACGGCCATGGCGGCGAAGAAGTCGGGGTCGGTCACGCCGCACCGCCTTCGGTAACCGTTGCCACCGGTTCGCGGTAGCGGCGGGGGAACCAGTCGCAGTAGGTGTCGGTGGGCGTGTGCCCGAACATTCCGCAGCACCGGCGCACGTGGACGCAGTCGCCACACGTCTTTCCCGTGGGCAGCTCCATGCAGGTGCTGTCGCTGCACGCCTTGTCGGCGCAGCAGCCGTGCTTTCCGCTGGCGCCGGTCATGCGGCACCGCCTTTGATACGGGCGAGGGCCGTGGCGCGACGCGCCCATGCTTCGCGCGCCGCCTCGAACGATTCGTGATCGCTCGGCGAGTTGAGCCACCGATCACGCGCCTTGTCGTAGTCCTCATCGGCCGTAATCAGCGCATCGATGGCAGCGCCGGCTTCCTGCAAGGCGTCGGCGTAGCGTCGGGTGTCGGCGCCATCGTCGGCGACACAGTGCAGCGCGCTCACAGCGTTGCGGATGGCCGCGATCTTGGACGGGGCGCTCATGCAGCACCGCCTTGGGCGCGCGCATCGAGACGCGCTGCAGCAACTGCACCCGCAACGCTCTGGCCGTGCAGGAGGACGCCGGCGGCTGCGTGACCGGCCACGTAGCGAACCAGCTCGGGGCGCACGCCCCAGCGACCAGCGGCGCGGCGCACGATGCCGGCGGCGGCTGCCGCGCGCTGTGCCTGGGAGTGGTTGGCGATGACGGCGCTCATGCTGCGGCGTCCTGGCTTTCGCCGCGCAGCTGCTGGGCAGCGGCGATCAGGGCGCGCGCTGCAGCGGTTGCCTCGTCGGCGGTGTAGTAGATCCGGGCGGCGCCGAAGTTCTGTACGACCTTCCCGCTGACCGTGTCAGCCTTGGCGGTGCCGGGGGCGGTTTCGGTGTTGAGGGCCAGAGTGGCCATGGTTGATCTCCTGCGCCGCGCCCCGGGATGGGGCGGTGTTCGGCGACGGCAGTAAGATCACATATTGTGATTGTCCATGCAACACGAAGCGTGATGTTTCTTAATCCAATTTCTGAACGGAGCTATTCCCGTTCAGAAAATGGGGTGCTGCTCAGTCGAACGAGTGGCGGATCAGGCCCGCTTCTTCGAAGGAAACGTCATCCCGGATGCACTCACGGGCGCGGTCCAGGTCACGATGGAGTGCGATGAGAGCGTCATCGCCGAGGTCTTCAATGCACGCGTGACCCAACGTGGCTTGGTCAATGATGATCTGCACGCCAAAGTGTCGGTAAGCCTTGGCCAAGCTGCGGATCATGCGGATGTGGCTTTCACGAGCGACTGCATCGAAATGCGGCGAGCGATTGCTGGCTACTGCGTAGAGCGCAGGCTTTCGATCAGGCGCTGCGTTTATGCGCTCGACCAGCTTGCTTAGCAGCGCTTCCGTTTTGCTCATCTGTTGTCCTTCCCCTGTGTAAATCGCGCTTCTCGCGCCATGCGGCGAAATCCACCAGGTTCCGTTGTTCTGCGGGTCGATCGTCAGAGACGATCCATTCATACACGTCCGCAAATAGATCAGCCTCGGCTTCAATGTCGAAGGCTTTACCAAGCGTGCCGAATGCCTTGTCGAGGAACCGGTGGGTTTCGGCAAGGATTGCAGGCTCGGGTCGCTGGGACTGAGACGCCGGCGCTTCTCCGAACAGCGAAGCGATGCTGACGCCTAGAGCCTTTGCCAGGCGAGGCACCTCGGAGACCTTCGGTTCGCGCGCGCTGTCCGCGGACGACTCATAGTTCGCAATGCGGCTTTGCCCCGACCAGCCGCAGGCCAGGGCCAAGGCTTCTTGGGTCAGGCCGGCGCGAAGCCGGGCGGCGCGGAGGTTGTCGGAGAAGGCCATGGGCCAATTCTTCACGGTCTGTGATGTGGCGCTAACACGATTTGTGTTGCACAGAGGATCACGATATGTGATTCTCGCCAGATGGACGCACTCGACAGAGCCGTGAAAGCCGCCGGCGGGGTTACATCCCTTGCCTCTCATCTTGGTGTTCGCCAGAGCGCCGTCAGCAATTGGCGCTCTCGGGGCCGTGTGCCCCCAGCCATGGCCATTCCCATCGAATCCGTCACGGGCGTTTCTCGCCACGACCTTTGCCCCGATATTTTCGGGCCCTTGGGCGGTCTTGCCCCTGTCACCAAGCGAGAGCTGCTGACCAAGCTCAGCCTCTCCAGCGATGCACACCTGGCCGTGATCTTGGCCCTGCCGGCGGACCGAGTCGCATCGTGGGAGCTGGACGCAGCTGTGCCCGCTTTGCCCGGTGTTCTCGCCGTCCTCGGCGCTGCTCCTGCCGGTGTTGTCCCGCGCACCGAGGCCGATCCCGACGCCGACCGCATTGGCCCGGTCGACACCGCCTGAAAGGCCATCCCTGGCCGTCGTCCCTGAATTGTTGATCTCCATGGCGCCCATCGTGCGCCGCCCCTGAGAGCCTGTCATGAAGCCCAAGCCCCATTTCCTGCCCAAGCGCCAGACGGTGATCTACGGATTCACCGAGCAGATGCTGCGCGACACGGGCACCAACCGCCGCAGCTTCGCCATGGTGGTGGCCGATCAGTACCTGTCGATGTATGCGCAGGATGACCGCGAAGTCCCATTCCGAATCACCCTGGGTGGCGAAGGGGACGGCGACGCGGACAAGAAGCACAACGGCCAGATCCTCGGCCGCTACCTGGACGGCGTCGTCAAAACGCTGCCGGCGGATCTGGAAGATGCGTGGGTGATGAGCTTGCCCGAGCCGTACCGCAGCAATTGCGAGCGCGCGCTGGGCCGCCGCCGCGGCATTCTGCCGATCCGCATGGATGCCATCGAAACATCCGCCGATACGGTGGGTGTGGGGCAGTTGATGAAGACCTTCGGCGATCTTTGCGCGGCGGTCGGCCCGGCAGTCGCCGACGGTGTGATTGACGAGAAGGACCGCCCCCACGGCCAGAAGATCATCAACGAAACCGATGACCTGGTCATCAGCGCACTGACATTCCGCAAGGCCGTCATTCGCGCGATGGGGCTGGAGCAGAAGGCATGAACCATCCCGCTCGCTCCACCGACCCCAGCACCAGTCACGAGGCCGCACGTCACGTAGTCGACAGTGGCCTCCAGGCCGACCAGCAAGCCGTCGCGCTCGCGGCGGTAAAGCTCGCGTCGGGGCTGACCAGCAATGAGCTGGCCCAGCGAACGAACCTCGACCGCTACATGCTTGCTCGTCGCCTGCCAGAACTGGCGGAAGAGGGCCTTGTGTGGCGTGGCCCGAAGAAGCCTTGCGCGGTGAGTCGCCGCAGCGCATGCACCTGGTGGGCCGTTGCGCCGGGCCAGACGTATCCGATGGCGGTCTGACCCATGAGCATTTCCCTGATGACCGCCGCATGGCGTCTTGATCTGCCAGCGTCGCCAAAGCTGGTGCTGCTGGCCCTGTGCGACTGGGCGAACGATGAGGGCGCCAGCCTGCATCCGTCCGTCAAGGCGGTGGCTATCCGCGCATCGATGAGCGAGCGCAATGCGAAGCGTGTTCTGCACACCCTGATCGAGGCCGGGTGGCTCTCGGTGGTGGGTAATTCGCTGGGCGGAAAGCCCGGGATGACGCGGCAGTACCAGCTCAACGCCGCAGCGATCGTGCGCGGGTCGCTCAACCCCACGGGTGACAACTTGTCACGGGTGACAAATCAGGCACGGACGGGTGACACCACGGGTAAGGGACGGGTGACAAATGGAGCAGAGACGGGTGACACGGGTGTCACCCAAACCACCATAGATCCATCAGTAGAACCACCAAAAGCAAAGAAGCGCGCAAGCGCGCCTGCCGTCGTTGCGGTGGATCTCGATTTCTCGACCTGGCCCAACCCGCCCTCGCCGCAGGTCCTCGGTGACTGGCTCCACCTCCGCCGCCAGCGACGCGCTCCGGTCACGCCAACCGTGCTGGAGAGCTTCGGCCGCGAGCTGCATCTGGCCGCGGCCATGGGCTTCACCGTCGATCAGTGCCTGGCGAAGTGCTGCACCCGCAACTGGCAGGGTTTCGAAGCCGCATGGCTGGAGCGCGACATTCCGACCAACTCCCGAACCACTGGAGGTTCCAATGCAAGCCATCACGTCGGTTCTGCCGGCCGCACCGATCAGCTCCACCAGCAGTTCCTCGCCGGTCGACGGGGCCAAGGCGGTGGTGGCGGGTTTGGCAGCGATGCCGGAGAGGTCATCGACGGAGATTTCAGCGTCGTCCGCTGAGCCCCTCAGTGAGGAGATTGGCGACTACCTGTTCACGTTCTGGAAGCAGATGGGTTCGATGTTCCCGGGCACCTGGGAGCGCCAGAACGGCGTGGCACCGGTGAATAAGGCCGGTGTTCTGACCATAGCGGGCAACACCTGGTTTCAGGTGCTCAAGGGGCGAAGCCGCGCGCTGCATGCACGGGGCATGGCCTGTTGCCTGAGCGAGGGCAGAGAGTGGCCGCCGAATCCGGGTCGGTTTTTGGCGATGTGCCTGGACATTCCGGTCATGACCGCTGTGGAGCGGGAAATGGCGCCTGGGCGTCCGCAGAGCGGCTTCACGGTGCTGGTGCGCTCCCTGCTGGACCTGCACGTCTACGCCAGCGCAGACAACGGGTTCCAGCAGCGCCAGATGCTGAGCGAGGCCTACGAACGCGCGGTGCGCCATGTGGTGGACGGCAAGCCGGTGCCGGAGCCGGTGCTGGCAATCGAACAGGAGAAGCACGGCGTCCGGCCGGTCCGCGATCGCGAGTTGGCGCGCGCTGCGATGGAGCGGGCTGCCGCGGAGCTGAACTTCGATGGTAACTGAGGCGGAGCTGGCGCAGGCCGAGCAGGCCGGCCGCTGGGCGCGCGAATCGTGCCGCGACCGGGCATCGGCCCCGCGTTACGAGATGGGTCAGGACGGGGTGAGGCGTCAGCAGCGCTGGAGGGCCGGTTGGGACAAGCGGGACCAGGAACTGAGCGCGGCACGCCGCACCACAACGAGGAAGAAGCGCTGATGTGGTCAAAGGCACCGCCGCCGACGAAGGAAGAGTCGATCCGGATCGAGCTGGCCAAGACCGGCCCATGCATGGCCTGCCTTGCGCTGCTGGAGCAGCAACTGCTGGAAGCGGAGCTGGTGGTCTACGGCTGCGACTACAACCACGCCAAGAGCGGCAACCGGCGGCGCGGCCACTTCTTCGGCTTCGCGCTCTGCATATGGCACCACCGCCGCCGACTGATGGAGGGGAAAACCTTCGCTTGGATGCGGCAGATCTACGGCCCGAGCCTGATGGATGGCTCGCGCACCTTCCACGAGACGTACGGCTCCGACGACGAGCTGATTGCAAACCAGACCTACATCAACGAACTGAGGGCGGCAGCATGAAGACAACGAAGAAGATGGCGCCGAGGATCAATCCCCAACGTGCGCCCCGCGAGCGGCGGATGGACCACAACACGGTGTCCCGACCCAAGCGCAGGAAGCCGGGCACGTTCGCCGCCGGCCAGACCGAGACGGTGGAGCAGTTCGAGGCCCGTGGCGGCCAGGTGCAGCGCCTTTCGGCCAGCTGGGAGCAGGCGGCATGAAGCCTTGCCCCTTCTGCGGTAGCGGTGATGTGGGCGTGGTCGAGTTCCTCGATGGCGAGGGTGATCGGCTGTTCGCAGTTGGTTGCAGCGGCTGCGGCTGCAACGGTGCGCCCCATATCGCGCTGATGGACGACGCCCGTCCGGCCGCTACCGCGTCGTGGGAGCGCCGGACCCCAAAGGTGGAATGGCTGCCCATCTCTTGGGCTCCGCAGGACGGCGCGCGGCTGATGCTCTGGGACTCGGTGAGCAAGCGGCCAGTGTTTGGCAGCTGGCGCGGTGACAACCCGGCGATCACGCACTATGCGGCCGAGCCGGCCGGCCCGGACGCGGCCTGATGAACGCAATCAAGAAGCCGGCGCGATCGCGCGCTGCACAGGCACACCACCAAGGGGAAGGCGCATGCGAATGAACGATGCACGGGAACTGCTGTCCAGCCGGACGGGCCCAAAGACCATGAGCTTTGATGGCAGTGCGGGCGGCCCGACCACCCAGGAGATCGTGGCCGCACTGGCGTACGTGCCGCACGGGCTGGGGCATGAGCTGCTGCAGACAATGTGGTGGCCCGAGAGTGGTCAGCGCCGCCGCGAACAGCTGCGCCAGGCCGTTATCGCTTTGGTGGCGCCCGAGTTCACCCGCCAGATGCACGAACTGGCCGATGCCCGCACGGAGTTCGGCATCGCCAAGGCCAGCATGGGCTGGTGCGGCGGGATGGTCACTGATGCGCAGCGGCGCGAGCTGCGCCGCGCAGAGAAGGCGCTCGATGACGCGCGCGCCGCGGCATGGCCGAACAACACGATGGAGCAGCTTGGGGTTCTGGCCGGGGCCGTGATCGCTGAGATGGTCGGTGCATGCGAGTGCGAGCGTTGCGGCGGCAGAAAGATCGCTCCCGATCCCGCGGGCGCAGGTGTCGTGAACTGCGGGGACTGCGGCGGAAGTGGTTGGGAGGCGCTGAGCGGCCGAAAGCGTGCGGGCGCCATTGGCGCGGATTGGTCTGCGTACAGCCGGTTCTGGCGACCGGTCTACGAGTGGATGCTTGCCAACTTCCGCGCTGCGGAGGCGCGCGCTGCAAGGCAGTTCAGCAAGGCACTCACGATGGGGGTTTAGCGATGACTTCCTAGGTCATCGAAAAAGGCAGCAATCTTGCCACCATCCAATCGCAAGCCCCGGCCCAGCCGGGGCTTTTTCTTTCCGGAGAAGCTATGGCGCAAATCACTCCCCAACAGGCTGGCGGCGTGAACGTCGTTGCCTTCCTCGAAATGCTTGCCTGGTCTGAGGGAACGAGCACGAGCCCGGCGACCAAGAACCGCGGCTATGACGTGATCGTGACCGGTGCGGATCGCGTGCCGGAGGTGTTCACCGACTACTCGGCGCATCCCTTCTCGCGCGGCAGGAAGTCCAAGCGCATCAACAGCAAGGGCCTGACCTCGAATGCGTCGGGTCGCTACCAGTTCATGCTGAAGGACTACGCCCACTACCGCGCGCTGTTGAAGCTGCCGGACTTCGGGCCGCTGTCGCAGGACCTGTGGGCGATCCAGCTGATCCGTGAGCGGCGCGCGCTGGCGCTTATCCAGGCCGGCAAGGTCCAGGAAGCCATTGCCCGTGTCCGCAACATCTGGGCGAGCCTGCCGGGTGCGGGCTACGGCCAGCCCGAGCACAACCTTTCCGACCTGTTGGCCGTGTACCGCAAGGCCGGCGGAACGGTGGCTTCGTGACCGGGGTGGATGTGGACTGGCAAGCCATCGGCACGGCCGTTGGCGGCCTGATGGTGGGCGCCGGCGGCGTAGCGCTGTGGTGGCGCAAGCAGTTCGTAGAGGCCGCCAGAGAAGGGGCCAAGGTCAACGTGATCCAGCTGATGCGCGAAGAAGTGACCCGGCTGGGCGAGCGGGTTGGGCGGATGGAGGCAAGGGAGCTGCGCTTGATCCGCCATATCTACCGTCTCGAAGGGCTGATGCGTGCGTCTGGCATTGAGCCGCCACCCTTTGACCCTGAGAGCGACACCATCAAGGCAGGAGGTTCGGAATGAACGACAAATGGAACCTGCGGCTGTGGCTGCGCAATTGGCTATTGAGGCCAAGCCGTGCGGAGAGCACGAGAATTAATGCCGTCGCCCAAGGCGAACCAAAAGCGACGGCGTACGGCTATCCGATTTCGGCGAGTCCGCCTTGGATAGCTGCATGCGATGGACTGGTTGCCTCGGACCAAGCCCTGTCAGCGAAGATTACTTCGGTTCGTCTCGATCCTGGATCTTGCTGACCAACTGCGTCCATTGAGCCATTAGAGGCGGCAACTCTTGAAAATAGGACGCGCTCGATCTGGATGCATGTTCCTCAGTGTTCCGTTGAAGGAACTCTGGGAAGCCGGCACTTAGTGTTTTCGCTTCTGCCAGCTCTTTCAGCAGAGCGACAGTGGTCAGTTCCAAGCGAGCAATGCGCAGATTCATGTCCGTCAGCGCATCGCCGAGCCCCTCGTAGTTCTTGCTCATCTCGCCCTCCTTGCGGGCTGTGTCGGTAGCACACACAGCGTACCCCACGGAGGGCGACCCATTCATGTAGGTGCCCAATGCTGGACCCACTACGCCCATACGCCGACCTTCTTAAGGTGCTGGCGGTCTTGGCGCTGGCCGGTGGCCTGTTCGTGACGGGCTGCCAGCACGGCAGCGACCGTCGAGCCGCCAGGGATCAGGCCGCCATCGCCAAGGCAGACAAAGCGCGCGCTGTCGCAGAGGCTGATGCCTCCGAGAACCTACGGGCAGCCAACGCCTGCGGCCTCCTGCTGGAGGACGTGAACCGACAGACCCAGGCATCGATCGATGCCTCGGTCCGGCAGAAGGCGGCAGCCGACGAGGCTGCGCGCCGGGCTCAGGCGGCAGCAGCCGAGAGTCAGCGCCGAGCGACGGCAGCCGAGCGTGCGCTGCAGGCCGCAAAGACTGAGCCTGCATGCCGGTCCCAACTGGAGATGGCCCTATGCGCCGACATACCGCTGCTTTGATCCTGGTTGCCGTGTTGCCGCTGTGCGGGTTTGGCAGCTGCAGCGAGGCCCAGAAGCCGGATATGCCCAAGGTGGTGTACGTGACGGTGGAGAAGCCAGTCGCGTCGCCCGCCGCGTTGACCCAGCTGTGCCCGATCACCCGGGCACAGGATCGATCTGTCGAGCAGGTGGTGTCGGCCTACAACGACAACATTCTGAGCCTGCAGCAGTGCAACAAGCAGCTGGGTGAGATCCGGCTGCTCGGTACGCAATGATGGTCGGCAAGGTTGGCGCAGGGCGCCGCATGCTGGCGCTTGGCCGGCTCAAGCCCGGCGAGCTCAACAAGACCGAGGCCGCCTATGCCCAACGCCTGCGCATGCTTGAGGCTTCCGGCGAGATCTTCTGGCACAAGTTCGAGGGCCTGAAGCTGCGCTTGGCGGACAACACGTTCTACACCCCGGACTTTGCCGTCATGGCAGCCGATGGCGTCATGGAGTGCCACGAGGTGAAGGGCCATTGGCAGGACGATGCAAGGGCCAAGATCAAGATCGCCGCAGCCATGTATCCGTTCCGCTTCATTGCGGTGAAGGTCAAGCCCAAGCGGGACGGCGGCGGCTGGGCAGTGGAGGACTTCTGATGGCTCGCCTGCACACCGTCCCTGGTCGGCTGAAGCCAGTGCCGGCGCGGCTCAAGAGTGTCACACCGGGAAGCTGGCGTGGTCCGGACAAGAGCAGCACGCAACGCGGCTATGGATATAGGTGGCAGAAGTACCGGGAGCGCTTCCTCCAAGCCAACCCGCTGTGCGTCATGTGCCAAGCCCGAGGCATCACCACCGCCGCCAACGTGGTTGATCACATCGCCCCCCACCGTGGTGACCATCGGCTGTTCTGGGATCCGAAGAACCATCAGCCGCTATGCAAGGGCTGTCACGACGGCGCGAAGCAGCGCATGGAGCGGAAACCTTGAATCGATTCGGATGTTCCACGGGGTTCGTTCCACGGATCTCGGTCGGAGCATACGGAGGGGGTATCAAAAGTATGGGTTGGTTACAGATCTAGACCGGTCGTCTACCCATTCACAGAAAAAATTCCCTCTTGGAAAAGGAAATCAGCAAATGGCAGGCGTCAAAGGCAAGAGCGGCGGCCCGCGCAAGAACGCAGGCGGTGCTAGGCCTGGCGCCGGCCGAAAGCCCAAGCAGCCGACCCCGGTTGCCGTGAAGAAATCAGCAAATGCCAAGGCCGCGACAGTAAAGGTCTCGCTGGAAGCCCAACCTGGTGGCGGCGCCCTCAAGCGCACCAAGTCAGTGCCGGTTGTGTTGGAGGACAAAGACATGCTGTCCCTTCTTCAGGACATTGCGCTCGGGCGGGTGGTGGCTACTGCTCTTCAGGTGAGGGCGGCCTCGGCGGCGTTGCCCTATACGCATGCCAAGAAGGGCGAGGGCGGCAAGAAGGAAGAGCGGCAGCAGAAGGCTCAGGCCGTGGCCGGTCGGTTTGCGCCGTCGGCCCCGCCGCGGCCGCAGATGAACTGACATGGGGATTGCCTACACAACCGCCTGCCTGGACTGGGCGGATCGACTGCGGGGGGGGAGGAGCATCATTCCGTCGCCGATCTACCCTGATCAGGCCGAAGAAGCGCTGCGGGTCTTCAAGCAGCTCCGGATCGTGGATGCCCCAGGCAGTCCGACCTTCGGGGAGGCCTGCGAGCCATGGGTATTCGACTTCGTGGCGGCCATCTTCGGCGCCTACGACGCGGAGACGGGCCGACGGCTGATCCGCGAAGTGCTGATGCTGATCCCCAAGAAGAACAGCAAGTCCACGCTGGCAGCGGGGATCATGGTGACTGCCCTGATTCTGAACTGGCGCGTGTCGGCCGAGATGATCATCCTGGCGCCGACGGTTGAAATCGCCAACAACGCCTTCGCGCCGGCGCGGGACATGATCAAGGTCGATGAAGACCTGTCCGAGCTGTTCCACGTGCAGGACCACGTGCGCACCATCACCCATCGGACGATGGGGGCCACTCTGAAGGTGGTGGCCGCAGATAGCGAAACTGTAGGCGGAAAGAAGGCTAGCTGGGTTCTGATCGATGAGGAATGGCTCTTCGGCAAGCGGCCCAATGCCGAGGCGATGTTCCGCGAGGCGGTCGGTGGCCTGGCGTCGAGGCCGGAAGGGATCGTGATCAAGCTGACGACGCAGTCCGATGAGCCGCCGGCAGGCGTGTTCAAGCAGGACCTGCAGCGCATGCGTGATGTGCGCGATGGGAAGATCGTCGACCCCCAGTCGCTGCCGGTGCTCTATGAGCATCCGCCAGAGATGGTTGCCGCCGGCGATCACCTGAAGCTGGAGAACATGCCGCTGGTCAATCCCAACTTCGGGGTGTCGGTGGACTCGGAGTTCCTGCGACGAGAGTACGAGAAGGCTGACCAGGCTGGTGAGCACTCGTTGCGGGGCTTTCTAGCCAAGCACGCCAATGTAGAGGTTGGGCTGAACCTACGCTCGGATCGCTGGGCCGGCGCGGACTTCTGGCAACAGCAGGCCCGTCCGGAGCTTGTGGCGACGCTGGATGATCTGCTGCAGCGTTGCGAGGTGATCACCACTGGGATCGACGGTGGTGGGCTAGACGATCTTCTGGGCCTGGCAGCGGTAGGGCGTGAGCGGGAAACACGCAAGTGGCTTGCGTGGGTCCACGCCTGGGCGCACGAGATCGTGCTAGAGCGGCGCAAGGATATCGTCACCAAGTTGCGCGAGTTCGAGAGAGTAGGTGACCTCACCATCGTCAAGCTGCCCGGCCAGGATGTGGACCAGGTGGCCGATGCCATCTGCCGGATCAAACTTGCGGGGCTGATGCCGGAAGAGAACGGCGTCGGCGTTGACCCGGCGGGAATCGGGGCAATTGTTGATGAGCTGACCACCGAGGATCGTGGCATCGATCTCAAGCAAATCGTGGCCGTCTCCCAGGGCTGGAAACTCAATGGCGCCATCAAGACGGCCGAGCGTGCATTAGCTGGTGGTGACCTTGTCCACGCCGGACAACCGCTAATGGCTTGGTCAGTAGGCAACGCAAAGGTGGTTCCGACTGGAAACGCTATCACGATCACCAAGCAAGTCAGCGGGACGGCAAAGATCGATCCGCTGATGGCGCTGTTCAACGCAGTGTCGTTGATGGCGCTCAATCCATCTGCTCGCGGAATCTCCATCTACGAGAGCCGCGGCATCCGATTCCTATAAGGAACCACATGTCTCGTTTCAATGCCGAAGATCTGGCGTCCCTGGACCGGTACTGGAACCCTCCGGCCGCCCTTGATTCGCCTCCTCCACAGAACGCCCGAGCTGAGGCCGGTCAGTTCTCCGGAATGGATGATCCGGCTCTGTTGGAGTTCATCCGATCGCAGGGTGGGCACGGCGGAGGTGGTTACCAGCTCCGCAACATGGCAGTGCTCCGCTGTCTGTCTCTGATCTGCGGGACCATCGGCATGCTGCCGCTGAATCTGGTTGAGTCTGGCGGGAAGAAGCGGATAGCGACGGAGCATCCGGCGCACCGCCTGCTAAAGATCAAGCCGAACCCGTGGCAGACGCCGCTGGAATTCAAGCGACAGATGGAGCTGGCCCGCCAACGGCACGGCGATGGCTACGCGAGGATCGTGTGGTCCGCCGGCCGGCCTATCCACCTCATCCCGATGGACTCTCTTGCAGTTCGCGCTGAGCTTGGCGACGACTGGCGGATGATCTACCGGTTCAACAGCAAGAAGCGTGGCGAGGTGATCCTCAAGCAGGAGGAAGTGCTGCACATCCGCGACCTATCCGTGGACGGCGTGACGAGCCTGTCCAGGATGAAACTGGCGGATCGGGCTATCCGCCTAGCGCTGGATGCGGAGCGGGCAGCGAGCCGGATCTTTGAAACCGGCAACATGGCTGGCGGCGCGATCGAGGTCCCGGATGCTCTCAGTGATATCGCCTATGGCCGCATGCGCGGTTCGCTGGACACTGACTATGCGGGCGCTTCAGCCGCGCAAAAGTGGATGGTGCTGGAAGAGGGCGCCAAGGCCAACAAGTTCGGCAGCACTGCCCAAGAGGCCCAGCACGTCGAGAACCGCAGCGCACAGGTGGAGGAGGTGGCCAGGCTCTACGGCGTTCCCCGTCCGCTTCTGTTCCTGAGCGATACAAGCTGGGGCACCGGCATCGAGCAGCTGGGCATCTTCTTCCTGCAGTACACGATGCTGGAGCACTTCACCAACTGGGAACAGGCGGTCGCGCGATCGCTGATCGACGAGCGAGATCTGGAGCGCTTCCAACCGAAGTTCAACGTGCGGGCGCTGATGCGCGGCACGCTCAAGGATCAGGCCGACTTCTTCAAGGCTGCTCTCGGCTCGGGCGGCACGGCGCCGTTCCACACGCAGAACGAGGTCCGCGACCTGCTGGACTATCCGGAATCGGATCAGCCCGGTGCCAACGACCTTATCAACCCCATGACACAGAAGGGAAAAAGCGATGAGCCTCCGGCAGCTGCCTGAAATCCGTGCCGAGCGACGGCTCGGCGCCGCCCAGTTCGACATGCGGCCCGACGCGCTGGAGCGTTGGGAGCCGGAAGTTCGCGCTGCCGGCAACGACGCGAACAGCATCTCCATCTACGACTCGATCGGCGAGAACTGGGAGGGCACCGGCGTCACCGCCAAGCGGATCAGTGCCGCGCTTCGTGCGATCGGCGACAAAGACGTCGTGGTGAACATCAACTCGCCAGGCGGCGACTTCTTCGAAGGGGTTGCCATCTACAACCTGCTGCGCGAGCACCA